ATGAAACTGACCATTATCCGTCCCATTTATGTGGGCGGAAAGGTGCTGGTGGAAGGGGATGTGTTTGAAACCCTGGAACAGCATGGCCGGGAGCTTGTGCAAAAAGGCTATGCGCTGACTGTAAAATCCATCGATGCTGATGAGCAGCCAGAGCAGCCAGAGCAGCCAGAGCAGCCAGAGCAGCCAGAGCAGCCAGAGCAGCCAGAGCAGCCAGAGCAGCCAGAGCAGGCGAAAAAAAATAATAAGCCCAAATCTCAGGCTAAATAAGGTGAAGTTATGCTGCTGACGCTGGATGAAATCAAAAGGCAGTGCCGCCTGGAGAATGACTTTACGGATGAAGACGGACTGCTTGAACTGCTGGCGCTGGCAGCAGAGGCGAAAGCAACCACTTATCTGAACCGGAATCTTTATAAGACCAATGACGAAAAACCCGCTCTCGATGAGGACGGCATGGTTATTACAGAAGATATCCGGCTGGGGTTGCTGATGCTTGTAAGCCACTGGTACGAAAACCGCAGCTCTGTCTCTGAAATTGAGAAGTCAGTAACACCCATGGCTTTTGAATTTCTGCTGCAGTCCAGGCGGCTTCCTGTTTCGGGATTCTGATATGCAACTTCGATCGACGCGAACAAGCGCAACTTACACCCTGCCTGATCCGGGTGAACTGGATAAACGCATCATGCTCCGCCAGCGCATCGATCGCGCTGCCGGCGTTTATGACACCACTCAGGAATACAAAAACATTATTTCTGCGTGGGCCAGGGTGCGTCAGGTCAGCGCGACGACAATGCATGAATCAGCGCAGACCGACCAGGCACTGACGCATTATTTCACCATTCGTTTCCGCAAAGGCATTACTGCGGATTTTGAAGTGGTTCATAACGGGATGGTTTATGCGGTGAGGCGTGCGCGAGACCTCAATGATGCCCGGCGCTTTCTTCTCCTGGAATGCGAGGAACTGCGAGAAGAGCACCCTGAAGGAGATGATATGTATGGCTGACGGCTCTCTTCATATTGATTTTCAGCAGTCAGGCAATGTCGTTTTCGACAGGCGGATGGTTCGCCAGGCATTCATAAAAATCGGTCAGCAACATCTGTCGGTTGCCCGCCGACTTATTGCCTCACGTAACCGATCGCAACCGGGCCAGAACCCCGGATCTGACAGTGGTCAGCTTTCCGGCTCGATTGGTTTTTACGTGCCGAATGCAACCACTCGCCGTCCCGGTTTTATGGTGCGAATAGCGCCCAACCAGAAACGCGGCAGGGGCAAAACAGCAAGCATAACCGGCGATTATTACCCGGCTTTTCTCATGCATGGTGTCAAACGGGGCGCACGGCGCCAGAGACGCCATAACCGGGGAGCGTCGGGCGGAAGTGGCTGGCGTATAGCCCCCCGTAATAATTTCATGAACGAATCGCTTGAGCATCTCGCTCCGTGGACACGGTATGTGTTAGCACAGGCTTTACGCCGGGCTCTCAGAACTGAAGGAAGTTAACCGTGAAATTATCAACAATAATCGGGGCACTGCGCGGGCGGTGCCCTTTTTTTGACTCCAATATCAGCGGCGCCGCGGAGTTCAAAAACATTCCCGAGACCGGGAAGATGAAGCTGCCTGCGGCTTACGTGATCCCGGCGGACGACAATGTTGCTCCTCAGAAATCAAAAACGGATTACTGGCAGACTGTAACAGAAGGCTTCGCCGTTGTGGTGGTACTGGATAACAGCCGTGATCTCCGTGGTCAGGCCGCCAGTTATGACGCGATCGATGAAGTCAAAAGGATGCTCTGGTCAGCGCTGCTTGGCATGAGGCCAGACGATAGCAGCGATATCGTGATTTACGCCGGCGGTCAGTTGCTGGATATGGATCGCGGACGTCTGTATTACCAGTTTGATTTCACCTGCGATATGGAAATCACCGATGAAATGACGCGCCAGCATACTGAGCTTGATGCGCTTGATGAGTTTAGAGAGATGGGCATTGACGTCGACTTCATAGATCCGGGTACCGGCCCGGGCGGGAAAATCGAGCATCACACCGAAATAACCCTCAACCCCTGAGAGGCTCCATGTTTGTAAAACCCAAAAAAGGGCGGTCGGTTCATGACCCTGCCCGCGGCGATCTGCTGCCTGAATCCGGGCGAAACGTCGAAAAAAATCAGTACTGGTACCGTCGGGAACTGGACGGGGATATTGAAATCGTTCCGCCGGCAGATGCGGCAGAACCCGTAAAACAGGTGACTAAAAAATGACGGTCTCAATGAACACCATCCCGTCGGATTTGCGCGTCCCGCTGTTCTATGCAGAGATGGATAACAGCGCAGCCAACACCGCACAGACCAGCGCGCCCAGTCTTCTTATCGGGCATGCTAATACCGGAGCGCAAATCGCAACGAACCAGCTTGTTTTCATGCCGTCGGCTGATTATGCCGTCAGCATGGCCGGCGCAGGCAGCCAGCTGGCGCGTATGGTTGACGCTTATCGCAAAACCGACCCTTTCGGTGAACTGTGGGTTATAGCGGTACCGGAACCGGCAGCAGGTACCGCAGCAACCTTTACCCTGACGGTTACCGGCTCCGCCCAGGCCGCAGGTGTTATCTCGCTCTACATCGGTAATCGCCGCATTCAGGCACCAGTAAGCGCGGGTGATACTGTGGCGGCTATCGCGACGTCTGTCGCCAGCGCCATCACTGCCGACGGGCTGACGCCGTTTAGCGCTGTCGCCGCTGAAAGCGTGGTTACCCTGACCGCGCGCCATAAAGGCACATGGGCCAACGACACGCCGATCACGCTGAACTATTACGGATTCAGTGGTGGTGAAGTCCTGCCGTCAGGCGTAAACGTTGCGGTTGCGATCGGTGCGGCAGGCACCGGCGCGCCAGTCCTTACCGGGACGATTGCGGCAATGGGCGATGAGTCATTCGACTATATCGGTCATCCGTTTAACGATACCGCGTCGATTAACACCATCAGCCAGGAAATGAACGACACGAGCGGGCGCTGGAGCTGGCTACGCCAGATTTACGGGCACGTTTACACAGCGAAAATTGCGACCGTGAGCGACCTCATCACTACCGGTGATGCGTTTAACGATCCGCATCTGACGCTGGCGGGTTACGAGAAAGCCATTCAGTGCAGTGCTGATGAGCTGGCCGCAAGTCGTACTGCGCGCGCTGCCGTTTTCCTGCGTATCGACCCGGCACGTCCAACCCAGACCGGCGAACTGGCAGGCATGTTGCCACCACCTAACGGCAAACGTTTTATCATAAGCGAGCAGCAATCCCTGTTAATGCACGGGATCGCCACGGCGTATACCGAAGGCGGTATGTTACGCATTCAGCGCGATATCACCACCTACAAAAAAAATGCGTATGGCGTGGCCGACAACAGCTACCTGGACAGCGAAACGCTGCATACCAGCGCGTATGTACTGCGCCGCCTGAAGACGGTCATCACGAGCAAATACGGACGCCACAAACTGGCGAACGATGGTACCCGCTTTGGTCCCGGACAGGCGATCGTGACACCGGCGGTCATTAAAGGAGAACTGCTGGCAACCTACCGGCAGATGGAGCGTGAAGGCATCGTTGAAAACTACGATCTGTTCAAGAAATACCTGATCGTGGAGCGCGACGCGAATAACCCGGCCCGTATCAACGTGCTTTATCCGCCTGATTACGTCAATCAGCTGCGTGTGTTTGCACTCCTCAACCAGTTCCGTCTCCAGTATCCGGAGGAAGCATAATGGCCAGAATTGCTGGTACCTGTTATTTCAAAATCGACGGTCAGCAGCTATCGCTGACCGGCGGGATTGAGGTGCCGATGAACACCGTCGTTAATGACGACATCATTGGCATGGAGGGTTCGGTGGATCGTAAAGAGACCCATCGCGCCCCTTACGTAAAAGGCACCTTTAAAGTGCCGAAGGATTTCCCGGTGAATAAAATCACCACATCAGATCAGATGACCATCACTGCCGAGCTGGCGAATGGTCAGGTCTACGTACTGTCTTCCGCCTGGCTGCATGGTGAAGCGAACCACAATGCTGAAGAAGGTACGGCAGAACTTGAATTCCACGGTAAAGAAGGAGATTACCAGTGAAGGAACTACAGCTAACCAAACCGATTAACGCGCATGGTGAAGCCATTCACGTTCTGGAGTTTTCAGAGCCGACAGGCAAGGACGTCCGCGAGCTGGGTTATCCCTATCAGATGAACCAGGACGAGTCGATTAAGCTGCTGTCCGGTGTCGTCTCGAAATACATTGTGCGCCTGGCGAACGTGCCGCAAAGCTCTGTTGATCAGATGTCGCCTGCCGACCTGAATACGGCCGCCTGGATGGTGGCGGGTTTTTTCCTCCAGGCCTGACGGCTGATTATCTCACTGATCGCTATTTTGACTGCGCCAGATACTGGCGCATCAATCCATTTGAACTGCTGAGCATGCCAATCAGTGAAATCCCGCTGCTGGTCAGTCAGGCAAACCGAATAGAGCAGGAGATGCCGCGCAATGGCTAACTTCGAACTGAAGGCGCTGATCACGGGTATTGATCGCCTTTCCCCAACACTTTCGCGCATGCAGCGCAATATCCGCCGGTTCCGGCGCGCCACAGAGGGGGCGGGGAGTGGCGGGCTGGGTATGGCTGCCGGGTTAACTGCCGGGCTGGCGATTACCGGGCGCGCGTACGCGCAACAGGAAGATGCCGCCGTGGGTCTTAAGGTGGCAATGACCGAAGCCAACGGCCAGGTTGGCGCCGGCTTTGAAAAGATTAACCAGCTGGCGATCGGACTGGGTAACCAGTTGCCTGGCACCACCGCTGATTTCCAGAACATGATGCAGATGCTGGTACGCCAGGGTATCCCCGCAGAAAACATCCTGGGTGGGGTAGGGAAGGCATCGGCTTACCTTGCCGTTCAGCTCAAGAAAACGCCGGAAGCGGCGGCTGAATTCGCGGCAAAAATGCAGGATGCAACCGGGACCGCAGCGAAAGACATGATGGGGCTGTTCGACACGATCCAGAAAGCCTTTTATCTGGGCGTGGACGACACCAATATGCTGTCGTTTTTTACCAAAACCAGCGCAGTCCTGAAGATGATCAACAAGGACGGCCTTACTGCAGCGAAAAGCCTGGTTCCTATCGGCGTTATGATGGACCAGATGGGGATGCAGGGCGAATCTGCGGGTAACGCATTACGTAAGGTTATTCAGTCAGGTCTCGATGTAAAAAATGTGGATAGCGTGAATACGGTTCTTAAACGTCAAAAGCTCGGCGTCAGTCTCGATTTTACTGATGGCAAAGGTGGATTTGGCGGACTTGATAAAATGTTTACGCAATTATCCAAGCTCCGCAAGCTGACGGATGTTAAGCGAACAGGGGTGCTTAAAGCGTTGTTTGGAGATGATGCCGAAACGCTGCAGGTTGTAAACGCATTGATTGATAAAGGTAAAAGTGGTTACGACGAAATTCAGCAAAAAATGGATAAGCAGGCCAGCCTGAATAAAAGGGTTGAAATGCAGCTTGGTACCCTGGCAAACCTGTGGGATGCAATGACCGGGACGGCAACAAATGGCCTGGCCGCAATTGGCGGAGCCTTTTCTGGTGATGCGAAAAGAATAACCGCCTGGCTTGGCGATCTGGGCGAGAAATTCACGGCTTTTGCCGATAAAAACCCAGCAGTGGTCCGCGGCGCTTTTGGACTTGCGGCCGGACTTACTGTTTTAAAGTTGGGTTTTTTGGGAGTTGGGGCTGCGCTAGGGGTTGTGAGTAGATTATTAGCAATGTCACCTGTCGGGCTGGTTCTTACAGCAATAGGTTTGGCGGCTGGCGTTATTATTACAAACTGGAAGGAGTTTGCTCCCTTCTTCAAATGGCTTTGGGATACAGTTGGGCCTTATTTCGAGACTGGCTGGGCCATTATGAAAAAGGCGTTTGACTGGTCTCCTCTCGGTCTTGTTATTAATAACTGGGGGCCGATCGTCCAATGGTTCCAGGATATGTGGGCAAAGTTAAAACCCATTATTGAATGGTTCACGGACGGCTCTTCTGAAACCGTCAATGCTATGAATGCCGCGCAATGGGGGACTGGTGGGTACGGTGCTTATGGAACAGGCGTAGCAAGCGCAGGTTATAATCAGTATCAGATCAAGCAATCGGGACAGGAAAAGCCAGAGGGAAAAATTACGGTTGAGTTTAAGGGCGCGCCTCCCGGCATGACCGTGACTGATAGCAGTTCACGCGGTATCGATGTTAATCATGATGTTGGTTATACCAGAATTGGTCGGACCGGTATGGGAGGGTAAACCCTCCCTTAAATTCATTTGGCAAATACGCAGTCACGCCCTGATGGAGCACCAACAACACGCGACATTCGATCACAAATTACAGTGACCTGCTGCCCTTTTTTAAGTGCAATTGCAGATGCCTTTTCCGAGTCCTGCATTTCCATGCGCGCCGGCATAAACTGATTATCGGTCTGGAAACTAATAATAATGGAATCGGTAAAATCCTTATCAATTGACTGGACGATACCTTTAACTGCAACCAACTTACCTTTCATATTTTCATCGGTTGCGACTTCATTTTCATCATAAGCTTTAAACAACTGCCGGGCTGTGGTCTGAAACACTTCTTTTTGAGGCGCAGGCTCTACCGCTTCTGCGTTAGATGCTGAAGAAGGCGAACTTTTATCGTTCTTGCTTGCGATATAGCCTAAGACCATAAATGCGATAAATATATAAAATATCCATTTCAACAATTTTTTCATGTAATCACCTAATAGTTGGATTTTTTACTGCAAACGTAGTGTGAATTATCCACGTCAGTAATTTATAGCAACACCTCACTCAATGACCATCAAAAATAATACGCTGTTATGGGGGATTTATGTCTTGGAAAGACAGGTTACAGGACGCCTCATTCCGCGGCGTACCATTTAAGGTTGAAGATGAAAGTTCCCCGGTAGGGCGTCGCGTTGAAACTCATGAATACCCCAACCGCGATAAGCCCTATACCGAGGATATCGGTAAAATAACGAGCCGTCCTTCATTCTCCGCATATGTGGTTGGTGATGACTGTTTCGACCAGCGCGACCGCCTCATCGAGGCGCTGAACAAACCCGGCCCCGGTACGCTTATTCACCCCACTTACGGTGAAATGAACGTATGTGTTGATGGCGAGATCCGCGTAAGCACCACAAAAACCGAAGGGCGAATGGTGCGCTTTGATCTCAAATTCGTTGAGGCGGGAGAGCTTTCTTATCCCACCTCAGGCGCTGCCACTGCGAAAGTCCTGAGCTCCTCATGTTCCGCTCTGGACGACTGTATCAGCGACGGATTTAAGGCGTTTGGCATGGATGGAATGCCGGACTTTATTCAGGGGGGAGTGGTTGAACGGGCAGGCGGTATGCTGGGTTATGTTTCTGACGCCATGAAAATGGTGGACGGCTCTGTTTCTGACGCTGCCAGGTTGCTGCAGGGGGATATTTCCGTTCTTCTCCCGCCGCCGTCATCCGGTAAAGGCTTTATTGATGCGCTTCAGAAAATGTGGCGCACCGGAAACAGACTCTACGGCAACACCGGCGGCATCATCAGGATGGTCAAAACCCTCTCCGGTATCAGCATGGGGAAAGACCTTGCGCCGCATGGCGTATGGAAAACGGAAAGCCAGAGCACAAGGTGGCAGACTGAACAGGGGAACACCGTTGCCGGCGCGATACGCACCACGGCACTGAGCGAAGCGGCCTACGCGGTATCAACGTTACCCGCGCCGGTTGCATCTTCACAAGGCGGTGTCAGCGGGCAGACTCCTGCTGTAATGGCGAACGTGTCACACCCGGCACTGAGCAATGCCCCTCCTAATACACCTAAACCGGACACGCCTACGTGGGAAGATCTTACCGCCGTTCGCGATACGCTGAATGTGGCTATCGATCGCGAGATGAGCCGCACGAATGATGACCGTGTCTTCATTGCACTTCGCCGCCTGAAAGCGGACCTGAATACTGACCTGACCCAGCGGTTGCGGCAGTCTGATAAAACCGTAACCGTTATACCTTCAGGTACCGACCCCGCCCTGGTGATGGCCGCTTACGCGTATGACGATGCAAACCGGGCAGAGGAAATAGTTCAGAGAAACCGCATAGCGCATCCCGGTTTCCTCCCGAGAAGGCCTCTCCGGCTCACGACACGACAGCTTGCCTGGCAAATTGATCCCGTAACAAACAGAGAAATATGATGAATGACAACGTCACGCTTCGTGTTAACGGCCGCGAGTGGGGCGGCTGGACTTCAGTTCGTATAGGGGCCGGTATTGAGCGCCTGGCTCGTGATTTCAGCGTTGAGCTTACCCGGCAATGGCCTGGCGATAACGGTGATGGTTCACTCCGCCCGAAAGTAAAAAACGGCGACAAGGTGGAAGTTCTTATTGGCAGTGACCTGGTGATCACTGGCTGGGTTGAGGCGACGCCTGTTCGTTATGACGCCACATCCGTCAGTGTGGGCATATCAGGGCGCAGCCTTACTGCTGATCTCATTGACTGCACGGCCGAACCGACCCAGTTCAACGGACAGTCACTCGTCCAGGTAGCCGCCGCGCTCGCCAGGCCATTCGGAATAGAGGTGGTGAATTCCGGCGCGCCATCGGGGGCTATACCCGGCGTTCAGCCCGATCACGGCGAAACGGTGATAGAAGTCATCAATAAAATGCTTGGGCAGCAGCAGGCACTGGCGTATGACGATCCGCGCGGTCGGCTCGTTATCGGCGGAATTGGTTCCACCCGCGCGACAACGGCGCTGGTGCTGGGACAAAATATTCTTTCCTGTGACACAGAAAAAAGCATACGGGAGCGTTTTTCCTCCTATCAGGTGTCAGGTCAGCGCGCCGGGAACGATGATGACTTTGGTGCGGCCACAACCACGGCCCTGCGCGCAAAAACAGTCGATGCCTCAATCACCCGTTACCGGCCAATGGCCGTACAGCAAACCGGGCAGGCCACCGGCGCCAGCTGCATAGCGCGTGCTGAGTTTGAAGCGCGTCAGCGCGCGGCGCGAACGGATGAAACGACGTATTCGGTCTGGGGATGGCGTCAGGGTGACGGAACGCTGTGGCAGCCAAACCAGCGCATCATTGTTTTCGACCCTGTATGTGGTTTCAGCAATGCGGAGTTACTGATCTCTGAAGTCACCTTCACCAAAGACAATAACGGAACACTGACCGAACTGCGGGTCGGCCCGCCGGATGCCTATCTGCCGGAACCGGAAGATCCCAAAAAGCGGAAGAAGAAAAAAGCCACTCAGGAGGAACCTTTCTGATGCGTGGATTCCAGAGTCTACAGCGGCAGGTGCTAAATCTTATCTGCCGCGCTGTAGTAAAGAGTGTGAATGCGTCAAAAAAATGTCAGGTGGTGGATCTTGAGCTGATAGCCGGCGAGCCGACAGGCAATATTGAACATCTTGAACCTTACGGATTCACGTCAAAATCCCGTTCCGGCTCCGAAGCGCTGGTGCTTTTTCCTGATGGCGATCGCTCTCACGGTGTGGTGGTGGCGGTCTCAGATCGCCGTTACCGGATGAGAGGCCTGAAAGACGGCGAAGTCGCACTCTACGATGACCAGGGGCAGTCAGTCACGCTGACACGCAGCGGTATTGTGGTTGACGGAGGGGGCCATCCAATCCTGTTCAAAAACGCGCCGAAAGCACGGTTTGAAATGGATATCGAGTCAACCGGGCAAATCCGTGATCTCTGCGATTCAAACGGCATAACCATGTCTTCGATGCGGCTTACTTATAACGGACATCGTCATAAAGAAAACGGCCAGGGAAATAATACGGACACACCAAACCAGAACATGGGGGCATAGGTATGGAACTCTGGCTGACCGTTGACGGCCGTCGCATTAATGCGAATACGCCGCTTGACCTGCTTACCCGTGCAGTCGTTATTTCCCTTTTCACCTGGCGGCGGGCGAAGCCGGATGACGAGACTGATGTGCCTATGGGGTGGTGGGGTGATACCTGGCCTGTCGCCCAGAACGACAGATATGGCTCCCGCCTGTGGTTGCTGCAGCGAAAGAAACTCACGAATCAGACCGCGCTTGAAGCAAGAACCTATATCCGTGAAGCGCTGCAATGGATGATCGAGGACGGGCTGGTTTCACGGATCGACCTGATTATTCAGCGGACCGGTATCAACGAACTGGGCAACAGCATAACGCTGTGGCGTAACGGCGAACCCACGACCATTTCTTTTGATGACTTATGGAGTGCGATCATAAATGGCTGACAGTGAATTTCAGCGCCCGACGCTTGCCGAGAATATCAGCATGCTGCGCACCGATTTATTCGCTCGTCTTGATGTCAGCGACACGCTGAGGCGTATGGATGAGGATGTGAGGGCAAAGGTTTATGCCGCTGCGCTACATACCGTGTATGGCTACATCGATTACCTGGCAATGAATATGCTGCCGGATTTATGCGATGAAGAATGGCTGTACAGGCACGCCGCCATGAAGCGCTGTCCCAGGAAGATGCCAACCATGGCGGCTGGTTTTATGCGCTGGGAAGGTGTGACGAACGGGTTAAAAGTGGAGGCTGGTGCGGTGATTCAGCGCGACGATCTGGTTCAGTATACGGTTACCACTGACGCAATAAGCGCTGGTGGCGTATTACGGGCGCCGATTGTCTGCAACACCGCCGGCGCGGCGGGTGATACTGATGATGGTCAGGCCCTGTATCTGGTGACTCCGGTAAATGGTCTTTCATCTGCCGGGATGGCTGATTCCGTTTCTGGCGGGTTTGATACCGAAGAGCTTGAGACCTGGCGGGCACGCGTCCTGGAGCGTTACTACTGGACCCCGCTTGGCGGCGCAGATGGTGACTACATTGTCTGGGCTAAAGAGGTGCCAGGCATAACGCGGGCCTGGACTTACCGGCACTGGATGGGAACCGGAACAGTTGGCGTTATGGTCGCCAGCAGCGATCCGATAAACCCTGTCCCGGATCAGGCAACGGTCGATAAAGCGAAAGCGCATATTGAGCCACTGGCGCCGGTTGCTGGCTCCGATCTTTATGTATTTGCGCCGGTCGGGCACAGCGTTGATTTTCACATCAGACTGACGCCGGACACGCAAGCGGTGAGGGCCGCCGTTACCTCAGAACTGCGTTCATTTTTACAGCGTGATGGTTATCCCGAGGGAGAACTGGAGCTGTCCCGTATCAACGAAGCGATTTCCATCGCTACCGGTGAACACAGCCACGTTCTTGTGGCGCCGGCGGCAAATGTGAAAATTGCCAGGAACGAGCTTGCTGTTCTCGGGAGTCTGTCATGGACATAACCGACGACGATTACGTAAATCTTCTTTCTGCCTTGCTTCCACCCGGGCCCGCATGGTCTGCAGACGATCCGGCAATTGCAGGCGCGGCCCCTTCACTTCGCCGGGTACATGAGCGCGGCGATGCCCTGATGCTGGAGGTAGACCCCCGGACCACTACAGAGTTAATCAGTCGCTGGGAGAAATGTTGTGGCCTGCCGGATGAATGTATCCCGTCAGGTACGCAGACCATTCGCCAGCGGCAGCAGCGACTGGATGCAAAGGTGAACCTGACCGGTGGCATTAATGAAGAATTCTACCTGCAGCAGCTGGCGGCGCTGGGTAAACCCGGGGCAACAATTACGCGTTATGACAAGGGGCCGTTTAGCTGCACGTCAAAATGTACCGCTGCCGTTTATTCAGGCGAATGGCGATATTACTGGCAAGTGAATATGCCTGCTTCAACAGATACAACCTGGATGAACTGCACAGATAACTGTGAAACGCCCATCCGTTACTGGGGCGACACGGTTGCTGAGTGCGTTATCAACAAACTCAGCCCGTCCCACACCCACCTAATCTTCAAATATCCGTAACCGGAGATATTATGCATCGCATTGACACACCCACTGCGCAGAAGGATAAATTCGGCGCGGGCAAGAACGGCTTTACCCGTGGAAATCCACAGACCGGTACGCCAGCTACAGATCTGGATGATGATTATTTTGACATGCTCCAGGAAGAACTGGCGGGAGTGATAGAGGCAACCGGCATTAATCTGGACAAATCAAAACATGACCAGTTACTGACCGCCATGAAGGCGCTGATGTTAAGCCGTGCACATCCTTTTGCTGATATTAAAGCAGATGGAGCCGCGGCAATTGCTGAGGCTCTCGCAAACCTTGGTTTTGGAGAGGGAGAAAACTGGACGAAATTCCCCGGGGGAACTGTAAGGCAGAGGGGGTCTGTTTCCGGGTTTTCAGATTACACAGTAACGCTGCCGGTACCTTATGCAAAAGTGACCGATTTCAACGTGGTGGCAGTGTGTTTGGGTGCCGTAACCGGGGGAGATTCAGCACGAGCGTTTGTTGAAGTTAACAATACTGGCCCTGGTACTTTTTCTTTGGTTTGTATGACCGCCAACGGAGTCAGGGCTCCACGAGCAGTCTCATGGATAGCAGAAGGAAAAATATGATGAATCAGTATAAATACAGTCCGACGCAAAATCTGCGCTATCTGATTTCACTCCTTCCGTTCTATACCGATCAGGGCGCTTTGCCTGACGACATGATTGATATCAGCGATGACATTGCCGCAGAGTTTTTCGACTGTCCAGCGCCTGTAGGAAAAGTACGAGCCGCAGGTGGCGATGGGTTGCCGTGTTGGGTTGATATAAAAGAAAAGCCCGTTGACGAGCTATATGATGAAGAATTGTCATTAATAAACAGCAGATATTCATCAGACGTACAGGTTTTAACAACATCTTATGCGCAAGCGTCACTCTTTGATGGCCCTGCAGAACAACAAAAGAAAACGGCAATTTACACGCAGCTGCAAAAAATAAACCTCGCTTATGCAGCCGAAGTAAACAACTTAAATGAAAAATATGGAGTGGAATAATGGTTGATGAAAATAAAGCAGAGGCGGCCACTGTCACTATCTGCAAAATATGTAGCGCTGTAGACAGTATTATTATCATAACAAAAGTGATTGGCGGGGTGACAAGACAGTATTACAAATGCACGGAGTGTGGATTTCAGTGGCCTGTTGGCTCTTAAAATAAATATAAAGTGGCACATTCTGGTGCCACTTTTACATGCCTGGAAATTATTTATATCGCCTTACAATAATGTTTGATAACTCAACAGCTTTTTTATCCACTAAAAAATAGAACCCATACGACACGGCAACAGTAAAAGAAAGACATACAACAATCGCAGTTAGTGCCGCAAATGCCGGATTTACCAGTTGGCTTGATATTTGATACGTTGGTATGGCGATCATGTAAATGAAAGACAAATGAGTTAAATAAACAGAAAACGATATTTTGCCAAGGAACACAGCAAGTTTAGAAGACAGAATGAAATCAATGATGTTTGATTTTAACGCTGCCAGTGCAATCAAAATCGCACCCATCATCTCAATGGAGTCATTCATAATTCGTACGTCTGCATGCCCAAAGAAAAACTGGTACCATGACGAATTATAGTGGACTCCGGCCAGGTACAGGCCAGAAATGAGTAATGCTGTAGCTGTTTTCCTTCCTATCCTGAAATCAGAACTAAAAAAGAATGAGCCAACAAAAAAGCATCCTAATCCGTAAAAGGTGTTATCACCGCTACTGGCAAGCCCGTAAATGTAGAGCATCACACCTGTGAACAGGGATAACAGACTAATTTGCGAAAACTTAAGCACGAAAAAAGCAGCCAACAAATATGAACCAATTATTTCAATTCGCATGGTCCACAGGACCCAGTTGTAAATGCTAAATTTCTGGTCCTTGAATGCCCCAATGGTGCCATCATATATTGCACCTTGCATAGTATAATCATAGTTTCCTAAACGAGACGCCCACTGTGATATACCATTCATGTTGACTTTAAATCCGGTATAGACAACATAGCCTATTATGCATGAAGCCAAAACGGGTATCATGAGTCTCATGTATCGTTTTATAAAAAAAAGAGTGAACTTTTTAATTCCAAATCCTTTTGAAAACGATGCACTAAGCACAACGCCGCTCAGAACAAAGAAAACATAAACACCAGCCGCGCCAGAATAAAAAAAATCAAATGGAGAATTTAAGAAATAAGACTCAAAGTTATACTTTTGATCCTCGAATCCATGCATGTAAGGAAAGAATGTATTAACTACATGGGAAAAAAACACAGCCATGCATGCGAGGCCACGGAGACCATCAGCGTTTTTTATGTGGTTTTTATCGGGCACCATTTATAAACCGCTTAAAGTTATTTTTGATACATAAAGATACAACCATTAATGGCTGGCTGCATCCAGAAAATTTCTGTGAAGCCGATTGATAGGCTGGCCCTAATTGATCTCCTTTAATTTAAAACATACTGTATATACATACAGTAGTAAAAAGGAGGTCATTATGCCGCGCTTATCAGATGTCCGCCCAGCATTTTACGCAGCACTACACATCAGCCCGAAAGGCAAACGCACTGTCACGACAGGGGATTTCGTCGCTGAACTCGCGAAACGTAACCATGCCTGGTCTTTGCATGAGGCAAACGTGTGGATTGAGCATCACATCGACACGTTTAAAGACATTTCCACACAGGATGGCGAGGAGCGGACATTCATGCTCTACAACCCGAATAATGGAGGGTTCTGACGATGGGCTTTCCGTCACCTGCCACTGACTATATCGAAACCCAACTTACGCCCGAATCGATATGCGGCATAAATTCGAACAGTCTCATCATCGAAACTTCATCCGGCTTTGCTGTTGTTGAAAGAGGATCACTCCCTAAAACGGGCGATTACGTGCTCGTAAGCTGGCTGGGCCATAACTATTTCGCCAGGCCCGCAGGTAAGGCGCTGATTACGGAAGATGGTGAAGCGATAGAAGGTGAAGCGCTGGATGATGTGGAGGTGATAGGCGTGGTTACGTGGCTGGTCAACCGGACGCGTGATGATGAAGCGCCGGTGATGTAGGCGTGTCGGATTTGTGTCGTAACTGAAAAGCACTGACGGATTCAATAAGTATTTTAACGACACGTAACGACACAAAGCCGGGAGCGAACGCGGTAAATCTGTGTGGTTACAATGAGTTATGTTGCGCTCTACGTTCTTCTAAGCCGTGGGTCGCAGGTTCGAATCCTGCAGGGCGCGCCACACATTTCAAACACTTACGGTTTATGATTTTCCTCTCTGTCTCCTCTGCGGCGCAGCATTGCACATGCGCTTGTGAGCTATTCGCACTTGTCCTTTTTTGACTCTACGCACCGTCAGGCCTAAACGTTTCAGCCTTAAAAATGTCCAACGCTTTACTGGCGCTTAAACGTTTGCATAATTGCTGCCGATAATTAGTAGGTTTCAAATTTATCTGAACAATAATCGCTGGTTTCGCTGTAGAGTTAGCGGTATCTACAACGCCACAGTAACCCTGACCAGCCAGCATTTAGTACCTGACGACTATGCGGACATTACACC